TCACAAGCACACATTTCTCCACAAGACAGCATATCAATTATCCTTAAGCGTGTTTCATCTGATATCGCTTTAAACGCTGGAACATACTCAGCATATGATTGAACCATAAAATTACCTCCTTATATATATCTATATGTTTAGATGACATCGAACATTCTCGATATCAATATAATAACAATAGCACATGATATCGATAGTTGTCAATATCATATGCTATTTTAATACCTACTGATACACTCCACAATATCTTCTCTTATACTTCTATTTCTGCACCTGACTTAAACTCTACTGTAAGCTTATCATCAAAAACTGTAACCTTATCAATAAGCATTCTTACCAGCCTTTCATCATATTTTTCTAGTAGGCTATCTTGCTCACTTAGGAACTTCTCCATTTCCTCCAGTTTTTGTTTAGATCCCTTTCTTTCAGCCTGTTCAGTTAAAGCCCTATGCCTTTCTTCCCTAAGCCTATAAATCTTTCCAGCTACATCATTATAATCTTCTTTGGCATTGGCTTTTTGAAGCAGTTCCTTTTGTAACTCTAGCATCTTTTTATCTATCTTCTCTACAGCTTCATTGCTGGTTTCAAATACTACTGTTTCTATGTTCTTCTTTAGTTGAGGTAAAAAATCATTCTTCTGCCCTAGCAATATATTAATTGCTTCTACAGTCTTTTCATATAGGATATCTTCTCCCACTGTCCTGGCATTACATGATAAGCCTGTACTCTCAAGCCTGCTCACACATCTCCAAACAATTGACTTATAACCTCTATTATTCCAATGTACCCGGCGGTAAATGTCACCGCACTGTCCACAATAAACTATACTGGATAAAGCATACTTACTGCTGTAAACTCGCTTTTTGTCATTCTTACCACTTCGGATGTTTGTCCTTCTAGCCATTTCTTCCTGTACCTGCATATAAAGGTCACGGGGGATGATAGGCTCATGGCTGTTCTCTACATAATATTGTGGAACGATACCGTTATTCTTGACCCGCTTTTTAGAAAGAAAATCAACAGTGTATGTCTTTTGCAAGAGGGCATCTCCGATGTACTTTTCATTCTGCAGTATCTTTTTCAATGTTTCTGGTCTCCATTTTGCCTTGTCTGCCGCTGTTAGAATATGGTCTGACTCCAAGCCTCTTGCTATCTGCAAAAGGCTCGCTCCCTCAAGGTATTCTCTGTAAATTCTTTTAACAATCTCCGCACCCTCTGGTTCAATCACCAGGTGCTTATTTTCATCTTTGGTGTATCCAAGGAAACGATTGTGATTAATCTGCACTTCACCTTGCTGGTATCGATACTGAATTCCCATCTTGACATTCTGGCTTAATGATTGACTCTCCTGTTGAGCGAGTGATGCCATAATGGTCAATAACACTTCACCCTTTGTATCCATTGTGTTTATGTTTTCTTTTTCAAAAAATACTGCGATATTCTCGTCCTTTAACTGACGAATGTATTTAAGGCAATCCAAAGTATTTCTGGCAAATCGGCTGATGGATTTTGTAATAATCAGGTCAATATTTCCTGCCATACACTCATCAATCATGCGGTTGAACTCTTCACGCTTTTTTGTATTTGTTCCTGTTATGCCATCATCTGCAAAAATACCAGCAAGCTCCCACTCAGGATTCTTCTTGATAAAATTTGTGTAGTGTTCAATCTGAATATCATAACTTGTAGCCTGCTCATCACTATCCGTTGAAACACGGCAGTAAGCTGCCACTCGTACTTTGGGTTTGCTCTCGTTACTTTTATTATTTCCGACTCTTTTAATTGCAGGAATCACCGTTACATTCTTGCTAAGCACCAACCGTTACACCTCACTTTCTATATGACTGTATGCATATTCTGCTTGTTTGAAGAGGTTGTCATATTTCTGCTCCAGTGGTGATACTTTAAATTTGGTTGCATATTTTGTCTCATGTATATCTTTAGGTTCCCATATCCTTCCCAACACCTCAGCACGTCTTTGTTTTTCAGCTTTGACTTTTTCGAAGGTCTTCTCGTCAATAATCGGAGGATAGAAATCATCTCCAAGGTAGTGCCTGTTCTGTAGCAATCTGCCTGCAGTGGCATGAAAGCAGTCTATTCCGGCATTTTTAGCGGCATCCATCAAGGAAAGTCCAGATAAGTATCCTGAATACAATTCCTTCACTTGCTCTGCTGCTGTTCCATCTATCACAGCCTTTCCGTTTTCAATTCTATATCCATATGGTGTATGACTCAACTAACTCACCAACCTTTCTCTCAATGAAATTCCACACTTTAATTTAAATCCAATTTCCTCTCGTGAATATACAACAATCTGCTCAACGTATTTTTCAAACAACTCATCTTCATAATCCGATAGCATTTTAGATTTAGCAACAAACTTAATCAGACGATTGACTTCTTCTACTTTAGTAAGATTCCCGTTGACCGAATGGGTAAGCTGTTCCTTTTCAGCTAGTAGCTTTGCACTCTCTGATGCCAGTGAATTTTTTTCTTTATTAAACAGTGCTGGCTCCAGACATCCTTTGACCATTAAACCCGTAAGCATCTGACTCTGCTCTAAGTTACTTTCAATTCTGGCTTCGAGCTCTTGAATTCTTTGAAAACTCTCTGTGTTGTTCTGATTACGCAATCCATCTAACAATGGTCTTAATATGAACTTCTGACCAAAAATCAGTTTATTCATCATAGTAACAAAAGCCGTCTTTATATCATCATCTTGAATATACTGCATGGAACATTCCGTTATCTGCCTTATGTGCTTACTGCAACACCAGGCAATATATTTTCTTGTTCCAGATGAATGAATACGCCGTTTAAAGCTACTACCACATTCAGAGCAGATAATTTTTCTGGAGAAAGAATATCTGTTTTGGTATTTGCTATTGTACTTTTCTATTCCTTTTTCCTTTGCTCTCTGTTTGATAACCTCATCTACTGCATCAAAATCTTCATGACTGATAATTGCCTCATGATGCTTTTCTACCAAATACATATTTTTCTCACCATAATTAATGTGTTTGTTAAAATTGCTGTCTGTGTAGGTCTTTTGCAAAATAACATCGCCAGTATATTTTTCATTACTAAGAATCCCACGAATTGTTACTGCTGTCCAACTACCGCCTTTTTTTGAATGGATACCTTTATGATTAAGGTCATGTGCAATTTTCTGTGCGCTCTTACCTAATAATGACTCTGCAAATATAAACTTTATAACCTCTGCCTGCTTAGGGTTTACAACCATCTGACCATCAATGTTTTCATAGCCATATGGTGGATATGAAATCTTAAAAGTTCCGTTCTGGAATCTTCTTTGAATTGACCACTTGTTATTTTCTGAAATGGAAATCGACTCACTTTCTGCAAGTCCGCTTAAAATTGAGAGCATCAACTCGCTTTCCATCGATTGTGTATTAATGTTTTCTTTTTCAAAATAAATGTAAACACCAAGGTCTACCAGTTTACGAACCATTTCCAGACAGTCTGTAGTATTTCTCGCAAATCTGCTGATAGACTTTGTAATAATTAGGTCAATTTTCCTACTCTCACAGTCAGATATCATTCTAAGCAGTTCTGTGCGGTTTTCCTTTTTGGTACCACTTACACCCTCATCATAATAAATCCCTGCATATTGCCATTCCGGGTTTGCCTTTATATAAGTCTCGTAATGAGTCTTTTGTGCCTGCAAGCTGACAAGCTGTTCATCTCTGTCTGTAGAAACCCTGCAGTAGGCAGCTACTCGTAACTTTGGCTTTAAAAATGAATCTGTCGTATTTTCTTCTATTTTTGTTATCTTTTTCATCCTCTCACCTCCTTTTGGTAGGTCACATGTTACCTCTAAATGCATTATATATCAACGTTTTTATGGCATTATCTCTGCTAATAAAGGAGAAAAAGTTTGTCTGTTTAACTTGGTTATTTTATTGAATTCAGCCTCTGTAATCAGATCTTTTTCCAACATTTTCTTAAGAATCTTTTCTGCTTGGATATAATCAAACTCACGCTGTAACTGTCCCTGCGAAACAGTTCTTCGCTTAATTTTGTTCTCTATAACTTCATCAGTAATTTTTATAACCTTTTTTTCTTCATTCTTATTCATAAAATATCGCCTCCTACCTATTAGCCGTGGAAACAAGTCGAAGTTGAGGATTTGCAAAATAATTTAAGTCAGAACATAAAAAAAAGAGCCAATGATAGTAACATCATCAGCTCAAATTTATATATTTTTATTCATACTTTATAAAGCCCTCAAATCCTGAAACTTTTAGTCTTTTTAACATGGCTTCAGCATTTGACTTGTTGGAATAAGCTCCTATTTGCACCTTGTAATACTTCTTGACCTGAGGTGCATTTGTCTTTGCTATATTAAACGTATTAACTAAAGCATTAACATAGGCTCTTGCAATATCATCCTTGTTATCTATTATCCACTGTGCTGTTTTCGGATTGTCGTGAAAATCCGTCTCAACCAAAACTGATATAAGTCCAAGCTTTGATGGATTTCTTATTTCTCCGTAACCTATGTTATTAAATGACTTCATACCACTTTCAACGGGAGTGATTCTATTTGATTTGATTGGACAGATTAAATTAAGCTCCTTGACTGCATTTTCAGCCAACAATCTTCCTGACAAGTTATCCGGATGATAAAATGCAACAGCACCGCTTGCATTTGTTCCACCTCCTGCGTTTGAATGTATAGCAAGATAAATATGACAACCCTTATCTTTTGCTTCTTTAGCCCGTCCATTAATGTCAATATCTAAATAAAGAGTTGCCATCACAGTTTCACAATCATACTCTTCATCAAGAATTAATTTTACCCTTTTAGCAACTGCCTCCATTTCAGTCTTTTCATTTGTATTTCCAAAAGAGTATTTGTTGGCAGGCTGATTGGAGGGAGATAAATATATTTTGTACATTAGTTGTCTTCCTCCTTATGCTGAAGCTGCTCAAGAACATTTTTTAACTTTTCAGGAACGGGTAGTCCTATTCTAATAGAATTTTCAATAACACTGATGCCTTCATTTGAAATGTAAAAGAAAATTACAGCGGTTCTGACTGCACCACCTGTTCCGACTAAATTTTTGTCTATTATATTTCCTACAGTAACAAGTAAAAAAATAAGAACCTTTTTAAAGATTCCTCTAAACCCTATCTCGCTTGATAACTTTCTTTCCACTATAGCTGCCATTATGCCTGTTAAATAATCTATTACCACAAAGGTAACCAAGGCATAAATAAAGCCATCAAGTCCACCGAGAAAGAATCCCAAGTAGCCGCCGATGGCTGTAAAAATCAATTGAAGATTATTTATTATATTCTTCATGTAAACCTCCCATATTAAATTATTTTAACCCTGTATCCGCAATTATATTGCTCTGAGATACCATCTTTAGTCCTGTGTCCGTTATGACATAAACTTCTATTACTTGCTTAAGACCATTGTCAGTGATAACAAAAATATTAATCCCTTCAGCAGGAGCGAATGAAAATACCAGATATGGATATCCCTCATTAACACCGCCATTCATACCCCAAATGCTTATAAAATCCCAACCATTAAAAGTTGATTGTTTCTTCATTTCTTGAGTTGATTTTGCTGCAGCAAAATTATCTGTTCTTCCTGCTTTTGATATGTCAAAGTACGATGAAGTAATGTTATTGTCCTCATAATATTCTGAAGGACTTACAAAACCGTGATACTCATATTGAGTATATCCTGCATAGGGAACATCAGCGACTTTTACGCAGGAGTAACAATTTGTTATCACACTAAGAGAACTTGTTCCTATTAACCCTCCAAAATATCTAAACAAATACTCCCGAGCATAACCTGCATTTTCCCATCCGGGACTTTCCTCGAGATTTCCAATTGAATAACAATCAGTTATGGTGGTATTAGAGCAAAACCCAATCAACCCACCAACCTTAGAAACACCTTTAATCATACCTGTAGAATAACACTGACTTATATTAATCATATATACACCCACTCTATAACTTTTCCAATTAGCCCACCCATGCTTTCCATATATGTATAGTCACCAAAGAAATCATAAGTATCATTAAAGAGCACATTTCCTGTTGCAAAACACCTGAATATATTTATAGCAGCTGTAGGGGTAGCCGGATCAACTTCTGCAGAACCTATAAGCCCACCATACGCCTCACTGCCTACAAACTCCCGAAATTTTATGAAAATGTTTACGGAGGAAGAACAATTTTCGATATTAACAGGCAATTCAGAAGTAGAAATTATACCAATTAAACCTCCAACACCACCTCCTGGTTCCACAACTATTTCCCCTGAAGAGGAGCAATTTAAAATACTGCCACCGGTAACATATTCAACTAAAGCACCAACACCTACAGCACCAATAATATCAACATCAACAAGCCTGATGTTTTTCAATTCATATATGGAATTAAAGTGTAAAAATAATCCGAGAGGCACATCATTAAACTCATAAGAAAAAGCCGGTTGATGCATTTTTAGACCGGTAATTTTAAAGTTACCTCCATCATAACTACCGGTAAAACTTATGTTTGAAACTTCATCATATCCTAATGGAATCCAATTTACATAATCAGATAAATCAATATCACCAACTTGTTTGAAATGATAGGACATAAAGTTTCTGACTTCATTAAGCTGTTTTCCTTTATTTAGTGTAAATGGATTATACAATGTCCCGTTACCCGATAAATATGGATGAGTAAAACATGATGTATCGGCTAAAACTGTCTGAATCATTCTTGCAACATATACACTGTGTACACTGGAACCTATGCATTTTATTATCTGTTCACTTCTTACAGCATAAAAATCTTCGAAACATTCAGACATACACTTTATAATTTGATGGTGACTTGTTATATCTACATTTGTAGCTGTAATACCAGTTATAAAACCACAATCTGAATATGATGAAGTGCTGTAATTTTTAGTATATCTCCATTTAAAAACATGAGTTCCGGCTGTTATGTTGTATGTAACTTTAGCCCATGTTCCTTGACCGGATATTCTAAATTGCTGAACATCATCAATAAAAAAATAAAAATAATCTAAAGACTGAGAAGAAACCCTTCTGTAAAATGAAAATTGTCCTGCAGTTTCAAAAACAAGAGTAAGGCTATATTCACAAGATTGATTATGTGTAATAATTCTTGTCTGCAAGCTATGAGTATATCCTGTTGGTTTATCAGCTGTGCTTACTATGTATCCGGCAGCATCAAAGCTAAATGATTAAACCGATGTAAATTGCAGCACTTATTACATCTCCCGGTTGTAATGTCCTATTTGATGATAAGGGGACAGTGCATATTAATTTGCCGCTTGTGCCTGATGGTGCTGTACATAAGAACAGTTTAGTAACAGTAGTCCATGCAGCATTAATACAAGACCAAGTCCATATCTTTGATTCAGCACGATAAAATGTTGATGGCTGATTTAAAACAAAATCCTGCCCGCTGACACCTGTTCCACGAGTTGATAAAGCTTTTCTTTCATATCCATTTGTCAAAGAGTTTTCGCCTACCAAAGAAAGTGTGTCTGCTTCAGCTAAAGTCCTTGTGCTTGTATCAAGTCCGAGATAAAGATTATCCGGTGCAACCCCAAATCCTGAGTATCCTGTTGCAAAGGCAGCAGACAAAATATACTGCTCACCCTCATCATGAAGAATGTTGTCTAAGTTCTTATCCTTCCACAAAAGCTCTCCTGCCTTATTAAAATGGCTTATTCCTTTTATGTGCAACACATGAATTTTACTTGTCATGCCTACCTCCTTAAATTTTAAAAATTATATCGTTGATATTTCCCATTGAAACATCTGGTGTTTGGTTTGTCACAATTATATTTCTAATATTTCCATCAGTCTTATATCCTTCAATAGTTGAATGAACACCTGTATCATCTACAAGTAAGCTTCTTTTTTCACCAGTGTTTGATTTATAATAGTTGATTTCAAGGCCAGTTAAGCCTTTGAAAACTTCAGCCTTTGAATGGTTTGTACCTGTTCCGTCTCCAACCCCAAGAATAATCTTAGGGACATAATTGCCGCTTATATTCTCAAATAATATTTGCATCTTAATTTGTTCTGAATATTTGTATATTAGAACAGGATAATCAGTAACATTTGTAGTTGTGCCTTTAAAGGTATCATCAAGCCAGTACAAGTTATTATACTTTCTGTCTTTGACTTGTTCAGTCTCACTGCCATCAGTAGATGCAGTTATGAACTGAATGTACTGCTCAAATATTTTAATGTAGTTAACATCATTAGTGTTGTTATTTAAATAGTTTTGAACTTTTGTAGAAGTCTCAAGCTGGTCAACTGTAAGTTGTGCTATATATGCTGTTTCAGCAGAAAGAGTCTGAGTTATGAAGGTGTTTGAAATAGTAACATCAAACTCTGCTTCAAGTGCCTCAATCATGTTTGCAGAAAGTGTACCATCAAAAATATACTTGCCTGTTACCGCGTCAAAATATAATTTATTAGTCCAATTTTCACCTGTTCCATCGCCGGTCTGAAGTGCAAATATATCGGAGTTGAAAACACCCCTTGCCATTTTGTCACTTCTTATACTTTCAAAGCCATTGTCAGGACTTATTCTGATTCCGTGGTAAATCTTATCCTTTGCCACAGTATCCCGTCTTATTTTAGTAACAGAGTCTGTTAATATTTCTATACTGTTTGATATTTCAAGAGAAGTGTTTAATAACCTCACGGGGTTATATGTTCTCTTTATAACCTTATTTGTTACATCAAGACTGATAACTTCATCAATTATTCTTATGGTGTCTCCTTCTTCAATAACTTCAAGCTCTTTAAACTCCGCAAATGAAGGATGATTCTTAAGTTCAACAATATCTACGGCGTAATATGTTAATCCTTTTCTTCTGTCTATTATTTTTTTAACACCGCTAAGATTTTTCCCGAACCTTGCCTGAAAACCACGATCCTGTCCAAGTGTATTTTTTAGGCTGATCTTAAATCCGTCAAAATCAAGCTCTGAATTTGTGTGATAGGCAAGAAGCTGCAATAGTCCTAACTTGTTTATTTCCTCGTGAACAGCAAATGTTGTAATTCCTGTTGGCTCAACAGTATCAACAGTAAAGTCGGTATCTGTTAAAATGTCTGATAGTATTTGTGCCGGTGTCCCATCATAAGTGTAGAATTCCTTTTCTTCTTCAATCAGCCTGTAAGTCACATGCTCGCATTCAAGTCTATATGTGACTGAATCGGAGTGAATTTGCTCTATATAGGTAATGTCAAAATATGCCTTGTCAACAGCTATATAGTTTTCCGCCTCAAAGTATCCACATTTTAAATTGTCTTCCAATACTTCAAATTTAAGAATGAACTCTCCGTTTATCTTTCTTGTTATTTCAATTGTATCTTCAATTATTATGTCATCAAGGTATGCAAGCTTTGCATTGGTGTTTTTATCATATAAAGTTATCAAAAATTGCACCTCCTAAATGTATGTGTCTTGAAATTTTACTGTAATACTGGAAACTGAACCAGTAACAGTTATAGTGTTGTTCCCAGGTTTAAGTTTTATGAAATTTCCGGAATGCTTTGATATTCCATTGATCTTTGCGTCTGAATATACGAGCATTTTCTTGCTATCTAAATTTAGTTTTCCTGTCATCCCTGTCAATGTAAATGAATAGGCTAATGATGAAACAGTTACACTTCCTGTGCCTGTAATAGATATTATAGTTTCAGCCTCATAGGTTCCTTGATTGCTTACAACAACAGTGGATGGGTTGTCAAAGGATAGTGTCTTTAAACCTCCATATTGAAACGGTTCTGTCTCAAATGTTATATTGAATTCATCCCACGCCTGTTCAATAGCTAAGGCAATATCACTGACTGTTTTTACCACCTTGTATGTTTTGTCATTCTCATAGTCGAGCACCAAGTCCCCGGCAGATGATAGCCATGACGAAATATTTCTTGTTATTTGCCGTCTTTCTATTATTGTCCCGTTAGCCAATGAACATCTGAATTCAAGAATTTTATTATTATATCCGCTTTCAAATACATACTCTCCGTCACGTCCCATGACATTTACTCTTTGTATTCTTTTAGCAGGAGATAGGGGATTGTTTATAGTTTTAATGACAAGCCCCTTAAATTCTGAGGTATGTATTCCTCTAAATGTAAATCCAATCATACTGCATACCCCCTGTCACTTCTTACTTGTAATAGATATAGCTCTCTTGCTATGTTTTTTATGTCATTATCATTTCTTACAATCATACTTGCAATATTAAAAGTGTTTGTAACATTTGAACCATGGCTACTGTCAAAGCTTGCTCCGTTTCTTAAATTTGCATCTATATCAAAGCTTGTTGGTATAGACCTGTTCATATCATCTTTTACTGAGTTCATTGCCTTAGTGAAGCCCTCGCCAAGACCTAAACTCATATTAGTTCCAATGCCTGCAAATACAGTAGAAGGGGACTGAATGCCTAAAACGCCTTTAACATTATTAACAATTCCACCTACAAAACCACTGATTTTTTCTTTAATCCAATTCATCATAGAAGCTATTCCATCCCATAGTCCTACAACAATATTTTTACCTACTTCAACCATTGATATTGACGCTTTTCCAATACCTGTTACAATCGTTGTAATAATCTGAGGTAATGCAGCTACAAGCTGTGGTATTGCTTTAATTAAACCAAATGCAAGCTGTACCATCATTTCAACACCCATACTGATTATTTCAGGTAGATTATTTGTGATGAAGTTTATAATAGTTGTGATAATTTGCGGTAATGCCTCAATGAGAGTAGGAAGAGCATTAAGAAGTCCTTCCGCCAATCCTTTTATTATTGCAAAGGCTGCTCCTAAAACCATGTCCATATTCTCCATAAGACTTTGTACTATTGTTATTACAGCACTTACTGTTGCCGGAATTAATTCAGGCAAAGCGAGTCCCATGCCTTCTACAAGGGAGGCAATTAAAAGTACAGCCGTATCAATTAATAAAGGTAAGTTGTTAATAAGAGTTTCAACAATTGTCATAACAGCATCAACAGCTGCCGGGATAAGCTCAGGAAGTAAGTTCAAGATTGTTTCAAATACCTGATTGAATAGTTCTGTAACAGTACTAAGAAGCACCGGGAGAATATCTCCAATAGCTAATATAATTGCATCCATTGCAGCAGGCAGTGCGGTTACAATATTCTCCAACACCGGCACTATGTTTTTTACAACTGCCTGAAATGCATCCACAAGATTATTAGTTAAATTTTTCATGTCTGCATTGGCATTTCCAAGACCTGCAGTAAACGAACCAAGGGCTGCCTGCATAAGTCCAATTGAGCCTGATATTGTCTCAGTTGATTCCTTAGCAAAGTTACCTGCATATTGCTCTGTATTCTCAAAGAACATCTGCATTGCAACTTCAGCTTTTTCTGCATTTGTTGCAGATGCCCAAGTGAAATCAAGTCCCTTTGCAAGAGCATAGGCTTGAATGTTTGTAGCGTTCATAGCCACACCCAAATTGTCCATCATTGTAAAATTTCCCTTTGCCGCACCAGCAACGGAATCCAGTGCCATTTGCATGTCGATACCCATAACAGATGCCATGTCTGCGGCACGTTGCATAGCCTTCTCCGTAAGTTCAAGCGATTTCCGCTGTTCCACCCCAGAGCCTTGAAATAGTGCACCCATCTTGTTGGCTGTTGCAAGATACTGACTTTGTGATACTCCCATATTTTTATATGCTTCTTCACCAGTTTTCTGAATTGACAAAGCATACTCTCCAAATACCGCTTCAGATCCACCAAGGTTTTGTTCCAATTCACCAAACTGCTTAACAATTTCCTTGCCAAGCTTTATTGTTGCTGCTCCTGCGGCTACAGCCACAGAACCCATGGCAGCACCGATACCTTTAAGCACACCGCCTAACTTTTCAAATTTACTCCCTGCATTATCTGCAGATTTACCGGATTCCTCTAACTCATCCCCAAGTTTGTCAGCTTCCTCGGCAGACTCTTCTAGTTCCTTTTCCATATTGTTAAGTTCTGCTTTTGCATTGTTAAGCTGAATAGACCAGTTTTTAGTTCTTCGGTCATTTTCACCAAAGGAGTCAGAAGCATTCTTCAAGGCAGCTTCAAGGGTGCTGATTTTATCCTTTTGTGCATCAATTTCTTTGTTAAGAGCATTATTTCTTGCTGTTATTGCCTGTATTGATTTATCCTGCTTATCAAATTGAGATGAAACTAAATTCATTTCAGAGCCAAGAACCTTGAAACTTTGGTTTATATCGCTTAAAGCTTTTTTAAATTCCCGTTCACCTTCAATGCCTATCTTGAGACCAAAATTGTCTGCCATGCTTCCACCTCCTTATTCTTGGGCATAAAAAAGACACCCTTTATTATCAGTAAATTTGTCAAAATAAAAGTACCTCCTAATTACTTTTAGCAGGTACTCTCGGTACTCAAATTATATTTATGTATTATATATTATGTGATTGTCCG